GGACAAAATAGGAGCAAAATTTCTTTAACAAATGGTCAGAATTTTGAAAATTGCAAATTCCACATTTGGGCTGAATTAAGTAGTGAAGCAACTGGTATTTTTTCAATACCAGGGACAACACAAAAAGATATTTCTTTTAATGACGATTTAGAAATACCGCAAGTAAAAGAAAATGAATCTAAAATTAATAATATTCAAGAAATATTAGAAACAAAACAAGAATATGAGATTATTGACGGTAAAATGGTGTACAAAAATGGTGAGATAAAAAGTGATACAAATTCTGCTTGCATTAATTTAAAATTGGAGGCTGGCGACACTATTGTGTTTAAGGCATCTGGATCAGCGAATCATGCGATTATGTCTGAATCAACTCCTGATTTTGGAAAAATTATAAATGTCATAAAAGTTGGTACAAGTAACGATGAAATGATGTACAAATATACTGCCGATCAGGATATATATATCGTTTTAAGTTGTCGATCAAACAAAGCGTATAGTGTCGAAAAAATATTATACTCAGAAAAATTAAAATCGGCTTTATTAGACATACTAAACACCAAAGAAGATTATAGATATTTATTAAAAGTGTTCGAAGGTAAAAAAGGATTATGTATTGGAGATAGCTTAACATATGGAGTTGTAAATGGTAGTAGTAGCGGAGCAATTAATACTACAAAAAACTATCCTTATTGGTTTAATAAAATGACAAATCTAGCAGTAGATGTCGATGGGCACCCAGGATGGACAGCTTCACAAATGTACGAACGTGTGAAATCAAACAATTATGAAGAATATAGCTTCATATTGTTGTTTTTGGGCACCAATGGTGGATTAACAACAGATGAACAGATAAGTGCTTACAAACAAATAATCGAAAAGTTTATAAATGATAACAATAGTATTAAAATTTTTCTAATAACTCCTTTTGCTGTGAATGACTATTCTAAGCAAGATACTGTTGATAAAATTTATGATGTTGGGAAAGAAAAAGAAATTGCAGTAGTTAATGCAGATATCGCACCTTTTAAATATACTGTTGTTGATGGAAAAATACATGAATATGATATTACACATTTGTCAGAGATGGGATATTTTTTGTTAGCAAATGTGATTGCTAATGGAATGGGAAAAGGAATTTATGATTATTTAGAAAGATACAACGAATGTTAGTCTAATTAACTAAAGCAGGCTATGGGTAACTAATAATTTTACGCAAAAAAAAGGACGTTCAAAAAAACGTCCTTTTGAAGAAATTCGATGTATAGGGGTTTTATACATCGAGTATGAAAAAACTTCCTTGAAATTATAACAATTTTTTACAACAATGTCAAGAGAAAGAAGGGGTAATATGGCCGGACAAAGAATACCAATTGAATTAATACAGGCTAGAGGATCGAAGCATTTGACAAAAGCTGAGATTCAAGAACGCCAGGACAAGGAAATAAAACCGATTGCTGATAATATTATCGCTCCTGAATATCTGACAAAGAAACAAAAAGATGAGTTTTATAAGATAGCTGATCAACTCAAAAAACTTAAAATCATGGGCGAAACCGATGTGGACGCTCTAGCTCGTTACATTGTAGCTAATGATTTTTACGTAAATGCGGTTAAGCAAATGAGAAAAAAAGATGTTAGATCAGATCCTTATAAGTTTGAATCCTGGTCAAAAATTCAGGAAAGATATTATAAACAGTGTCGATCATCGGCTAATGATTTAGGATTATCTATATCAAGTCGCTGTAAATTGGTTGTACCGGAAACCAAAAAAAAGGAAACTCCTAAACAGAATAAATTTAAAAAATTCGAAAAGAGATCCGGATAATGAGTAACGGATACGCTCCGATTTATGATCGAGTTACAGAGTATGCTAACAAAGTCGTATCCGGTAAGGTTGTAGCTGGGAAATTACACATATTAGCTTGTAAACGACACCTGGACGACCTCAAACGACAAAAAAGTGACGATTTTCCGTATTATTATGATCCGAATAAAGCACTTGAAATTATTGAATATGCTGAGACTCTTACGATTGCTGAGGGTGACGCACCTAAACCGGTTAAGTTATTGGATTCACAAGCTTTTGACTTAGGTTGTACATTCGGATGGTTTAAAGTGTCCAATAATAAAAGACGTTTCCGTCGTAGATATAAATCTATGGCTCGACAGAATGGTAAAACATTCGAGAACGGTATTATGGGTACTTATATTGCTGGTTTTGGTGGTTATTATTACGGAAAGCTCTTTACAGTAGCAACTAAAAAAAGACAGGCTCGCCTAGCCTGGGAAGAAATGAGTAAATTTATTACGATTGATCCTGACTTAGGCGAGTATTTCGATGTTAAAGACTATAAATCCACGATCGATGCTTTAGAAACCAATTGTACGATCGAAGCTTTAAGTCGTGAAGCTGGTTTAGAGGATGGTTTCCGTAGTATATACACCTCGATCGATGAGATTCACCAGCATAAAGACAACAAAATATACAAAGCGTTGTACAACGGTACAAGATCGTTAGATGAGACTCTTGTGTCAATGATCACAACGCGAGGCGATAATTTAAATAGTTTCTGTAAAGAAATGGATGATTACGCTATCAAGATCCTCCGCGGACTTAGTACCGCTGAGGATTTTTTTATAGATATTTATTGTTTAGACCCTACAGATGATATATGGGATCCTGAAAACTGGGTTAAGGCAAATCCTTTTATCGCGTCCAATCCTGAAAAATTTGAAATCCTTAAAACGGATGCTCAGACCGCTAAGGATATGGGCGGATCAGATCTTAGAGATTTTTTAACAAAATCTTTAAATATGTGGGTTCAGAATACCGACGATCAATTTATTCAGGCGGATAAATGGCAAGAGTGTGGATCTAAACGGACCTTAGAAGATATGAGAGGTCGTAGTTGCTGGGTAGGCCTGGACTTATCGAGTGGAGGCGACTTAACAACTTATTCTTTAGAATTTCCTGAGGAATACGAGGGTGAATCAGGTAAGAAAGAGAAATATTATTTCTATTCACATTCTTTCATGCCGAAAGGGCGTTTAGAAGAGCATATCGAAACTGATTTAGCGCCTTATGATCTGTGGGAAAGTAAAGAATTAATTACCGTAACAGGAGGATTGGGAGACTTTAAAAATGACTACAAGTTTATTATAAAGGACCTCAAACGTGTAAAAGAAGAATATAATTTAACCTTTTTGGGAATTGGTATCGATCCGCACAATGCAGACGGTATCCTAGCAGATCTCGAGGCGTTCGGGTGTCCTGTTATCGTGATTACACAGTCTTGTAAATCTTTGAATGATGCTACCGTCGATATTCAGTTGATTGTTAAGTCGAAAGACTTTGAATACAACAGCAACAATGAATTGTTAACTTGGTCGTTCCTTAACGCTCGGGTAGTTCGTAATAGCTTTGACGAGATCAAAGTTGATAAAAAACCAGGTAAGCGATTTAAGCGTATTGATCCGGTTGATAGTTGCGTGGATGCTCATGCGTGTATGCTAAAAAACAAAAATTCCGAAGTTGTAGATGTTGATTCTGAGTTAGATAAATACCTGGAAGCCATTGGTTGGAAAAGAAAGAACTAAAGGGGAGGTGATAGTATGGAACCTAAAAATTGTACAACTTGTAAAAAGAATGGATCATGTAAATCTTGGTATGGAGGTAGTATGTGCACAGAGGTTAAATATTCTATGTACAATGCAACGAAAGGGTCGATTGGAGGCATGAAAAAATGAATATTATAAAAAGATTACAACATGCCATTAAGAATTTACGATCAACAAATAAAAGTCAATCGATCGCTTTAAATAATCTCTATAAATTTTTAGGGATAGAGCCTGATCTTGACGAGAGAGTGTTAGCGGATGCTACATATTTCGCCTGTATGAAAGTATTATGTGAATCAATCGGTAAATTACCACTTAAATTGCTTAAATACAATGAGAAAAACGGAGTCGAAACAGCACGTAAACATCCTCTTTATAGCTTATTACATGATCGACCAAACCCTTATATGACAAGTACAAGCTTTTGGTCGACAGTTGAATGTAACCGAAATCATTACGGGAACGCATATGTTTGGATACAAGGCGCTGGACGACACATGAAGCTGTGGATTTTACCGAGTGAAGATGTAGAAGTATGGTGGGACGATGCTAAGATTTTAGCAGATCAGCCGGATTTATATTATTTGTACTCTGGTGGAGGTAAATTATATAGGTTTGGTTCCGAAGAAATATTACATTTTAAATCAAGTAACACACTTGACGGTATCGTCGGTATATCTGTACAAGATCAGTTAAAAAGCACAATTCAAGGCGGTGTTAAATCTCAAAATATGCTTAATAAGATGTACAACAATGGATTTACAGCTAAAACGGTGCTGAATTACACAGGATCACTTAACGATGCTAACGTAAATGAGTTGGTCCGAATGGTAGAGGCATATGGTAAAGGTGAATTATCAAACGAGGGCATCGAAAATGTTATTCCAATCCCTGTTGGCTTTAGCCTTAATCCGTTGAATATTAAATTAGCTGACAATCAATTTATCGAAACAAAACAGTATACAGCTTTACAGATTGCGAGTGCGTTCGGTATTAAACCGTATCAGATTGGTGACTACACTAAATCATCTTACGCATCCGCTGAGGCTCAACAGTTAAGTTTCTACGTAGACACATTGTTATACATTATCAAACAATACGAGGATGAGATTAGTTATAAACTATTGTCGCCTCACGAATTCAATGACGGATATCATTTCAAATTTAATGTGTCCGTAATTCTTAGAGCCGATCTCGCTACTCAGATTGATACTTTGAGTAAAGGCGTGGCCGGCTTTATTTATACTCCGAATGAGGCTAGAGCTATGCTCGATCTCGAAGCAAAAGAGGGAGGGGATAAACTTTTAGGAAATGGAGCTAGTATCCCGGTTGAATTAGCCGGTACACAATATATAAAAGATGCTACAAATCAAACTAATGAGGGAGGAGGTAAAAATAATGCCTAATGATAAATTGACACTAGATTATAACGATCCTGAGGCGATCCCCGGTGTTATTTGTAAGATAGCTAGCGTATCACCGTTAGAAGTAACGGACGCTGATCTTAAAAAGATTAACAAATATACACTAAGTCCTGTTAGTGCCGATGATGTTTTTATATTTAAAGCGAGTATCGCGGATAACGAACAGGATGATCGTAATCATATGCCGTTTAATCTTAAATCGTTACAGGATCTTAAAAAATTGTATCCAGGTAAGACGATGTTAAAGGATCATCGTCGCATGGCTGATAATCAGATCGCTCGTATCTATGATACAGAGCTTGTCCAGGACGCTAATAAACAAACAGAGCTAGGAGAGTTACATACAGAGTTAATCGCTAAAATCTATATGATTAAGACAGACTCTAATAAGGACCTCATAGCTGAAATCATGGGAGGTATTAAAAAAGAGGTTTCTACATCTACAGTACCAAGTAAAATGATTTGTAATATTTGCGGAACTGACAATATGAAAGATTATTGTCGTCATTGGCCTGGTATCGAGTATACAGTAGAGGATGGATCAGCTAAAGGATCAAAAAAGCGTTGCAAAATGCTTTTATCAGGTGCAAAAGAAGCTTATGAATTATCTTTTGTAGCTGTACCAGCTCAACCACGAGCCGGTACTCACAAATCAATCGGATTCAGTAAACCAATCAAAGATCCTGAAATCGATACAAAAAATACAGAAAACGAACTTAAAAACAAAGAAATGGACGCTCGTTTATTAGCTCAGAGAGTTAAAAACGCAGAGTCCTTTTTTAATGTAGAAAAAGAAAGTGAGGAATAATTATGAATAGAAAAATGAGAGAAATTTTAGCAAAAATTCAGGAGAAAACAAATGAAGCTAAAAACATGGAAGATGTAGAAAAAGCATCCGCGATCATGGATGAAGTAGACGAATTACAGAGAGCATATGATACAGAAAAAAGAATCTATGAAGCTGAAAAAATGTCAGGTGGACAGAGTGTTACGGAACCCGTAGCGGATCCAATTCAGACAGAACCAAAGAAAAAAGAAGTAACAGATGAGGAAATGATTGCGAAACAGGTTAGAGCTATCATGAATCCAACGAAATACGGTGCTGACAAGATGTTAAACGAAACTACCGACGAAGATGGTGGTTATACAGTTCCGGACGACGTTAGAACACAGGTTAATCACTGGCCAGAAGCAGAGGCTTCTTTCTTAGCTGAAATCTCAGAAGAGAATGTATCTACTAATAAAGGATCTCGTACTTATCAGACAAAAGCTGACGTTGAAGCGTTTATTGATCTTGATGAAAACGGAAGTATTACAAAAGAAATTACAGCACCTCAGTTTGAAAGAATCTCATACAGTATTAAAGACAGAGCTGGATTTATGCCTGTATCCAATGACCTTGTGAGCGATTCCGATGCTAATATCATGAATGTTGTAACTGACTGGTTAGGTCGTGCGAATGTTGCTACAGCCAACAGTAAAATCATGGAAATCATTAAAGCTCACAAAAACCCTAAAGGATCAGGAAAATACGAAACAACAGTGGGTATTACTGAAATTAAAGACGGTATCGATGGTATTAAAAAAATTATTAATGTGATCTTAGGACAGGCTTATAAGTCTAACGCTAAGATCATTACTAATGATGATGGTTTACAGTATCTTGATACTTTAAAAGATGCGAATGGTAGACCATTACTTAATCCAGATCCTACAGATTCAGCAAAATTACAGCTTAGATGTGGTACTACAGTTGTCCCGATATCTGTAAAGCCTAACAAAGGATTCAAGTCTAACGGTACTAAAGTACCATTTATTATCGGAGATTTAAAAGCTGGTATTCGCAAGTTTAATAGACAGTCTATGTCTTTAAAGGCATCCGATGTAGCAGTCATTGGATCTTTTAACGCTTTCGCCATGAACATGACTCTTATCAGAGCAATCTTAAGAGACGATTACAAAGAACTTGATAAGGACGCTTATTACTATGGATGTATTGATACAGCGCCAACTGTAGCCGCATCTAATTAATAACAAAAGGAGGGCGTCGGTATGAGTAATACAAATGTAGTAAGTGTCGATGATGTACTAGCTCACCTCGGTATTGATTATCCGGATGATACGGTTATAACAAATATCAATCGAGCGATTAATACCGCCGACGCTTACTTAAAAGGATCGATTGGTAACAATTATCCGACCGATGATCCACGAGCTAAGGAGTTAGCCTTACTTCTTGTAGCTGATATTTACGACAATCGAGAGTTAACAACTACAGTTTCTACCAATACGCGCAAACTAGTAGAATCAATGTCTTTACAATTACGCCTCGAGTTGAGGAGGGGATCGCATGAGTAGAACATACGACAGACCGATCTCTATCCAAAGAATTAACGAAACTACTGAGACCTGGGAAGATGCGTACAAAGTCCACGCTTCTATAAATAAAACCAAAGCTGATAATCAATATTTAGACGCTGGATCTATTCGCAGTAAGAAGAATCTTACGTTTGAGATTAGATACTTTAGCGATCTTGAAGATATTAGTTTTAATTTACAGGCGTATCGCATTATTTACCAGGGCGTACCGTTTTCAATCGAGGATTATGACGATTATATGTTACAGCATAGAAGCGTTAAGATCCTGGGAGTATCCTATTGAACAGCGGTATATCTATAGACCAGTTAAGCGAGGAGATAAAGACAGCTCTTGAAAATTATAATAAATCCATTGTAGAGGGTACAAAACAAAAGGCTAAAGAGAGCATGGACAAATTAGTAAAGGAAACGAAAGCAACCGCGCCAAAACACAGGCCCCGATATTATAAACATATAACGAGTAAACAGACGCGAAACAATAGTTTCGGAGCTGAGTATACCTGGTATGTTAGCGGGTCAGAATATCGCTTATCTCATTTGTTAGAAAATGGACACGCGAAACGTAACGGCGGACGAGTTGGAGGTACACACTTTATTAAAAATGCGAGTGATTCAATTATGGAAGAATACATTAAGGCGATCGAGGAGGTTATAAAAAATGGTTAAACAAATCTTAAGTGAAGCCGGTTTTGAAGAGGATAAAACCTTTAAAGAAACTAGATTTTTAAAGCCTCCAAAATCGACTTATGCGATTTATTTAGATTCTTATACAAGCAGAGGGTCCGATAAATCCAACATGCTAAAAGAACATAGTTACACGATCGAGTTATACTCTCAGACTCCTGATCCGGAGGCGGAGCATCGTATTGAAAATGTTCTAGATACGATGGGACTCGAGTACGAAAAACAAGATCGTTATTGGATACAAGAGGAACAATTGTACCAGGTTTCATACGATTTTGATTATATAGAGAAATTAAGGAGGTAGAATATGGCTACTAAAAAGAATAGAGACGCCGAGGTTATCACATTAGGATCAGGCGATCTTATGATTAAAGAATATACGGATACAATCCCACAGCATACAGAATTTACCGAAGCAGATCTTTTAGGTCGTATCCAGGGTGGAGCAACACTTGAATACAAAGGTACATGGTATGACGCTAAAGATGATACTGGAAAGGCTTGTAAAACTATCATCACCGAAGAAGAGGCTACACTTAAATCTGGTGTAATGACTTGGAACGGTAAAACACTTAAGCAGTTATGTAGTACTGCTAGAGTTTCCGAAGAGGGAGGTTTACGTACTGTAAAGATAGGTGGAGTAGGAAACCATGATGGTAAATCTTATGTTATTTGTTTCCATCACGAGGATAAGATCGACGGCGACGTTTGGATTATCATCCGCGGTGTAAACCAGGGCGGATTTAGTCTTGCATTTGCTAAAGATAAAGAGACCGTTATCGACGCCGAGTTTAAGTGTCTCCCAATGGACGAAGAGGGTACATTGATTCAGTATATCGAACAAATGACCACAAACGGCGAGGGTTAATAAATAACATAAATGATTAAGAGGCAAAGACGTAAAAATCTTTTGCCTCTTTTTTATATGCGGAGGTAATAGCATGAAACCATTAAATTTTAACAAAGTAAAAAAGACGTATCTGACGGTTACATTTTCGGATGAAGATAACACAACGATTATGATCGGTACTCCAACGAAAGCGATCATGGATGATTTATTAGAGTTACAGGATGAATTAAATAATATCAATGAGGATGAAACGGACTTAGACAGTACTGATAACTTATACAGTGCTTGCGCTAAGGTTATGAGTCGTAACAAAGGTGGGGTTAAAATTTCGAAAGAATTTCTCGAAGAAATATTTGACTTTGAAGATATCACAATCTTTTTCGATACCTATATGAAATTTATTGACGAAGTAACAAACAGAAAAAACTAAGACTCCCTTATTATCCGTTATCAAAAGATGATAGTAAGGGTAACAAATATAAGATAACAACGACCTGGGAGCATTTAGTTGCTGAGTATACAGGTCTGAACATATTACAAGTCCAGGAATTAGATTACCTGGACTATTTACAATTTAGGCGCGACGCATTTATACATAGACTCTCACAAACTGAGGACGGAGTTAAGTACTTAGATAACGCCTGGAGATTAGAGCAAACAAAACCGGATCGAGAAGCGTTACGTAGTAAGTTTGGAAAGGAGGGGTAATATGGCCGGAGGGATTAAAGGCATCACTGTAAAAATTGGAGGCGATACAACCGAGTTAGGACGATCCTTAAAAGAGGCCACTACGTTAAGTAAGTCATTACAGACCGAGTTAAAAGGAGTTAATACTCTTTTAAAATTTGATCCCGGTAATGTTACTCTTCTAAAACAGAAACAGGATTTATTAAAAAAATCCATCGATGAAACAAAGAAAAAACAAGAAGCTCTGAACGAGGTATTAAAAAAAGTAGACTCCGGAGAAATCGAAATGACGGAGGAAGAGTACCGAAATCTTGAAAGAGAGATTGCTTTAACAAATCAAAAGTTAAAAAGTCTAACTGAACAACAAAAAAAGTTTGGCTCTGTCGGTGTTCAACAGATTGTTGCATATGGTGAAAAAATTAAAGATGTAGGAGATAAATTACAAAACGCTGGTCAAAAAATGATACCTGTAACAGGTGCGATTAGCGCGATCGGTGCTATGGCGGTAAAAACGACAGCAGATTTTGACTCGTCCATGAGTAATGTATCCGCTATTTCTGGTGCTACTGGTAAAGATTTACAAGCTTTGAGAAATAAAGCTCGTGAAATGGGAGCGCAAACAAAATTTAGTGCTTCCGAAAGTGCCGACGCAATGTCGTATATGGCTATGGCCGGATGGAAAACCAAAGATATGTTAAAAGGTGTCTCTGGAGTAATGAATTTAGCTAGTGCCTCAGGCGAGGACTTAGCAAAAACATCGGATATATTAACGGATGGGTTGACAGCGTTTGGATTGTCAGCAAAAGAATCCGGACGTATGGCTGACGTTATGGCGGCCGCTTCTAGTAATGCTAATACGAATGTATCTTTATTAGGAGAATCTTATAAATACTGCGCTTCTACAGCCGGTGCAATGGGATATTCACTTGAAGATGTTACAGAATCCTTAGGTCTTATGGCTAATGCTGGAGTAAAAGGATCTCAGGCTGGTACATCCCTTAAAACGGCTATGATTAACTTAGCAAAACCAACTAACGCCATGCAACAGGCTATGGATAAATATGGAATATCCATTACTAATAGCGATGGCTCTATGAAATCATGGAATCAGGTGGTAGACAATCTACGTAGTAGTTTAGGTGGATTATCTGAATCTGAAAAGACTAGCGCGGTCGCTACTATATTCGGTAAAGAAGCTACAGCCGGTATGTTGTCAGTTATTAATGCGGCTCCTAAGGATGTTGAAAAACTGAATACAGCTATTAATAATAGTACAGGATGTGCTAAAAATATGGCTGATACAATGAACAATAACTTGAAAGGTCAGTTGACAATATTAAAATCACAGCTCGAAGAATTAGCTATATCATTCGGACAAATGTTAATGCCGATGATACGAGGAGTTGTTAGCGCTATTCAGGGATTCGTAGATAAATTAAATACTATGAGTAATACACAACGTACTGTAATACTTGTTATTATGGCAGTCGTAGCCTCAATAGCTCCGTTATTAATTGCGATCGGTAATTTATTAGGAGCGATCGGACAAATTATGATGTTTGCTCCTCAAATTTCAAGTGTCATAGGTACTATAGGAGGTGGATTAAAAGGGTTATGGGCTGTACTTAGTGCTAACCCTATATTGATTGCTATAGGAGTGATAACAGCATTGGTAGCCGTTTTAATACATGCTTACAATCATTGCGAGACATTCAGAAACACAGTCAATAACGCATTTACGGCAGTAAAAGACGTAGTAACTAATGTTGTACAAGCAATAGTGACCTTTTTCACAGAGACAATACCTACAGCATTTACGACATTAAAAGACGCTGTAACTCCAATATTGGAAAGCATTAAAAGCGCGTTCACAGTCGCATTTGAAACAATCCGAAATGTTGTAAGTACAGTCGTAGAAGCTATTAAAACAATCTTGATGGTTGGATTCGCTATTATCATGAACATATTAGTACCGATCATTAATGGTTATTTAACACTTTTCACAACTGTATTTAAAGGTATCAGGCTTATTGTTACTACCGTATGGAATAGTATTAAGAGTATAACAACTACGGTATGGAACGGTATTACAAGTTTTCTAAGACCGGTAGTTAATGGTATTAAATCTATTATAACAACCGTATTTAACGGTATACGATCAGTGGTTTCTACAGTTACAACCACTATAAAATCTATTATTACTACGGTATGGAACGGAATTAAATCTATAACAACAAGTGTGTGGAATGCTATTAAGTCCGCCGTATCAGTACCAATCAACGCTGTAAAAGGTATCGTATCCTCAGCGGTAACAGGTATTAAATCAGTAGTATCTAGCGCATGGAATGGAATAAAATCCGTAACAAAGAATGCATGGAACGCAATTAAAACAGCAATTACAACACCGATTAATTTAGCTAAAACAGCAGTTAGTAGTGCTGTACGTAATATACGTAGTATTGTCAGTGGAATCTTCAATGGTATTAAGCCTAAGTTACATTTGAGCTTGCCTAAAGTCAATGTATCAGGAGGTAAACCACCTTGGGGAATCGCTGGTAAAGGTACGTTACCATCTTTTCATGTGTCTTGGAATAAACTAGGAGCGATCTTTAAAAAGCCAACCATTTTTGATACACGTTTGGGTTATCAGGGTGTTGGTGAAGCTGGACCTGAGGCAATAGCTCCAATTGATGTGTTACAAAATTATATAAGAGAAGCTATGAGTGATCGATACAATGTGGTCACACAACGATTAGATCAAGTTATTACATTAATGAATAACTACTATCCGGACGCTATTAGAGCAATGGATCGACCTGTGGTTGTAGGTGTGGATAGTGTGGATAACGCATTATCCGATAAAAATAGTAAGATAGTTAGGGGGTGGTAAATCGTGAGAGGTATCACAATTATCAAAGGCAGTAATCGTATTCATACAGGAGACGACTTGGATTTAGTACAAGAAGTAAAAGAGATTGATCCACCGACGATACAATCTTATTTTGTAGAAGTACCAGGGCGTAACGGTTTACTAAATCTAACAAAAGGTCTAACAGGTGATGTTACCTATAAAAACAGGTCTCTTAAATTTCAATACTTAGCAATCGGAAAAAGAGAAGATTTATTAGATATAGCAGATTTATTTAATAGATATCACGGAGAAATCATTAAGATTATCGATGATGATACGCCTGACTATTATTATGAGGGGGAAGCTAGCGTAACAACAAGCTGGGATAATACATTGTTAACAATCTCGTTAGAAATCGATGCTGATCCATTCCGAAAGAATTTAGAGATTACAACAGTATCAACAACTCTGAATAATGATGTAAAACATATAATCATTAACAATCAGGGTGTAAGTGTATCTCCTACAATAGAAGTTACAAAAGAGGTAAATATTATCATCAATGATAATACTTATACATTAAATGCTGGTAAGTATACGATCAGTAAATTAGAGTTGAAAACAGGATCAACCGTGATTCAGGCAAGGGGATCTGGCGTTTTAAAAATACAATACAGGGAGGCGAGATTATAATGTTTAGTATCTATTTAGATGATAAACCGCTATGGACTCCTAAAGATAACGACAAAAGGATATTAAAACCAAGCGTTAATTTAGAAGTTAATAAGGTAGGATCCGCCTCTTTTTCTGTATTACCTGGACATGCTCGTTATAACGATTTTGTGAAAATGAAAAGCATCATTACGATATATCAAGATGATCGAGTGTTATTAAAAGGTAGAGTTTATGGAAACTCCGATGATTTTTATAAAACAAAACAGATAGAAATCGAGGGGATCCTTGGTTATTTCAACGATTCGATTGTAAGAGATTACACATTCACGGGATCTCCTGAATTATATCTTAAATTCCTGATCGATCAGCACAATGAACAAGTCGAATCACAGCAACAATTTAAATTAGGTGTCGTTACTGTAAAAGATAATAACGACTATATTGTTAGATCATCGACCGAAACACCGACAACGTGGAATGAGATAACCAATAAATTGATTGAAAATCTAGGAGGGTATATTTCTATACGTTACGAAGATGATGGTAATTATATAGATTACCTAGCAGATTATACAGATGAATCATCACAGGATATCGCTTTTAGTGTAAATTTGCTGGACTTACAAACAGAGTGTAAAGCTGACACATTAGCAACTTGCATAATTCCATATGGTGCTAAAGATGAAGAAACAGGAGAAGCGATCGATATAACAAGCGTGAACAATGGATCAGATTACATATATGATCCTGAGGCTGTAAAAACATATGGTCGTATTTACGAAGTTGTAACCTGGGAAGATGTTACTCTACCTAAAAATTTATTGACGAAAGCTAAAGTATATCTTAGCAATAAAGTTAAGTTGACAAACAAATTAACGATAAAAGCTGTAGATTTACATTTGGCTGATGAAACAATAGAATCATTTAAACTAGGAGACTATATCCGTGTTTATAGCGAACCTCATGATATTGATGATAAGGTTTTATTAACATCATACAGTATTGATTTATTAGATCCAGCTAATTCTACGATCACACTGGGACTAGAAAAAAGTAGTTATCTAAATGACAATCTAAAAAATGATACAAAAAAAACGAATATTATTCGTAAAGAAAATCTAAATACTGTTGAGAATGTCGAGGAAATTAAACGATATATTCAGTTTCCGGACGGTGATATAACGTTAGGTGAAGAAAGCTACAACGTAAAAGCTATTATCGGTAACGATCGAATATCGTTTTTAAGTGATAATAAGAATGTAGCGTACATACAAAACCAAAAATTATATGTTACCAATTTAGAAGTAATCAACGGTGTAAATATAAATAACAACTGGAATACCATAACATCGTATGAATCGTCGGTATTTAACTCTAATTCGGCTTTGAAATATTGTAAGATTGGAAGTCACGTATATGTAACAGGTACATTAAATACAACAACCGATTATAACGGTAATGCTAGTAATGTAGTATGTACCCTAAGAAACACATATATACCTAAAAATGATATATCGATGATGGTATCAGGAACTAACGTAGGAATCGCTAAAATGACTATTAATAGTGATGGTAAGATTAACATTGATTGGATTTATGATATAGTATCAGGATCATATCAAAACGGAGAATTGACGCTGAATATTAACATTGATTTTTGGATTGATTAAGAGAGGTACAAACATATGATAACTACATTTCAGTGGGTCCAATTAGTGCTTGGATCCGGAATAGGAATACCGATCATTAGTGTGATCGTAAAAAAAATTAAAGTACAAGATAAAAAGATAGAGGCTATGTGTTACGGTACACAGGCTTTATTAAGAGATCGACTTATCACGTCGTATAACAAATATAAAGATAAAGGATACGCACCCATCTACGCTAAAGAAAACTTTGAAAATATGTGGAAACAATATCACAATCTCGGAGCCAACGGCGTTATGGATGAAATACATGAAAAATTTAAAAATTTACCAACTCAAAAGGAGGAACATCATGAAGAAATGGATTAAAAAAACAGCGATCAAAACAGTTAAAACAATGTCACAAACAGCGGTAGGTGTTATCGGGTCTAGCCTGGTATTAAGCGCTGTAGATTGGAATGTAGTAGCTAGTTCTGCTATTCTTTCAGGAATTGTATGTGTATTAATGAATGTATCACAGCTTAAAGAGGAGGAATAAATATGTTAGTTCATGCTAGTATTTCAGAAAACGGAAACGCCGGTTGGGATGGAAAAGCAAAAGCGGGAGATCAGATCGGGAGAGAAGTTTGTACAAGGTCTTTTTATAAAAAGCCTTGGAATGTAATGTTAAGATATAAAGATTCAAGTGTTGCGTCAAAAGCTTCTAAGATCGCGATCAAATTAGCTAAAAGTAATTTGGTTGGATATGATCAGAGCGAACGTAATACACTATACAAAGCATTAAAAAAACATAAGTGGGATGTAGACGCTTATATCGCATCTGGTAAAAAAACAGAGACAGACTGTAGCGCTTTTATTTATGCTTGTTATTGCTGTCTGATTCCAAGTATGAGATCAGATGCTAATGCTCCAACTACATCGACGATGAGAAGCAAATTTAATGATCATGGATTTAGTGTACATACAGCTAGTAAATACACTATTTCCGATGCATACTTAAAACCGGGGGACGTACTGATCAGGGAGGGGCATCACACAGCTATGAATACCTCTACAGGATCTAAAGCGACTGTATCCCATATCAAAAAAAAGAAAACTACCTCAACTCCTAATAAAACGACCAAATGGGTAGGAAAAGTAACAGCGAGCGTACTCAATGTTAGAACCGGAGCCGGTACTGGATATTCCAATATTAAAAGATATCCACTTATTAATAAGGGAGAAAAGATTAAGGTATGTGATGCTCTAAAAGATAAAAAAGGTAACACCTGGTATTATGCTAAGATTAAAGATACAGTTTACGGTTTTGTATCAGCGGATTATATCAGAAAGGCTTAATTACGCTTTAAATTAACGAATATTCGGTAATAGACTAACAAGTTATCGGTAAATCGTTTAAAATTAGAATATGAGGCTTATGTGAAGTCTCAGAGGTATCAGAGCAAAATAAGAAGAGGTCTAAGGATTAAAACTCCTAGACCTCTTTTTTTTATTTATTATGCGGATATAAAATATCTATATCCATCTGATTTTTGCTTTTTATTAAAACCAAAGTCAAATTCTAGGGTTTTATAAAATGTTTTCTTACCCATTGACAAAAACCTGTTATCTCTACAATATCTTAAGTAATCGTTGTAAATGTTAGAAGTAGGTATAGAAGTTAACCATTCTTTACTTACGCCTGTCTCATTTAACCATGTTGTATAGCCAGTATTTAGATCACTAATATATTCTAATGATCCTACCGCTGGTGTAGATGAAAAGTATTCAGAATATAACTCTTTAATCACTGGGATCTTATCTGTTGGGGTATCAATAATTAAGCGTGCGATTTCAGATCGTTTGTCGATCATACCATTTGAGTGAATGAGTTTTTCCATACTGTTAAAAGCTTCTATGTATTTTAATTTCCATTCAAGAGCTTCTTTACCAGTGAATCCCATAGCCAAAAGAGTGAATCCGTCACGGTTCATATAGTACATGGGTCTACGTTCATTATGATCATCTGTATACTCTGATTTATTAAAGAAATTTAACGCGCTCAATTTTGAGCTGGTATCAATTTCATCTAATAAACTATTGATTTTTCGTATTACATTTTTGTGATCTTTGTTGAATGTTTCGGCTACGATTAAACTTGTTGTTACAATTTCATTTCCGTTTACTTGCAATAATTCATTATTCATAGTATAATTACCTCGTTTGGATTTATTAAGAAGCGTCCGAGGTAATACAGATTTTACCGAGGGCGTTTCTTTTTTTATTTACGAGACCAATGTTCTAAACCTTTTTTAAATATTTCAGAATATGTTATGTTATTTCTATTACAAATTTCTTGAGCACTTTTTAATTCAGTATCAGTTACTCTAAAATTAATACTCTTATTCTTAGTAGGTTCTTTAGATTTTGGTCTACCCATTTTAGATCTATCCACTATTACACCTCCTTCCGTGGATTAATTATATTATAGTATTATCAATACATAATGTCAATACAAAAAGTATTACAATATGTATATTATCACAAAGTTAGCGAAAAATCAAGAACTGTTTATGAAAATTAATAAAAAATTTTCGAAAAATCAAAAATAATAAGCCCCATATTTATACTTGGGGCTTATTATTATCTGTCTAATTTTTTATTGATTTCATTTAATTGTCTAATGATAATCCAATTTTGCTCTACGATAGCTGTTAAATTTGTTACTTTAACTAAATCATCCGATTTAGCACCTGTTAACACTGCACCGGCTTCTAAAAACTTATTACCAGCTAATTCAGACACAATCGTTTTCACAGATTCTAAGTCTTTACCTGTTAAATCTTCTAAACCAAATTTTGCTAATAATTCAGCTTCTTTACGTGCTTTCTTTTCCTCTTTTGATTCTTTTTTTCCAAATAGTGCCATAGTATGAAACCTCCATTATTTATTTTTTATTAGAGTATATCATACTATGACTATTTTGAAACGTATTTATTTAATTATACCTTAGCGAATTGGTTTAAGTAATTTCTATCATTTATTCCGATATGGATAAACTCTTCACCGTTTATACTCTTGTAACCTCCTGGGTGGGATAGTGCCATTATTTTAAATAGACATTTTTATATTTAACAAAATGATTAGCAAATGTCATAGCAACTTTTTTTTCAAGTTTTTGCCATTCAGGGCAATTATGAATTTCTGCGATCGCAGTTTCTTTTTCTTCATAACTCATAAGAGATGTATTTCTGATTGTTCTGATTAATTTATAAATGTTATCTATGATGTTGTTTTCTAAGAATCGATCAAATTCTCCATTTTCTTTTTCGCATTTAATCAATTCTTTTGCTTCTTTTTCGTTCCCATCACATATGTCTAAGTAATCTAGTACTGTCTGTTTTTTTGCATTTTCTCTAGCTTTGTTTAATAATGTTTCAATTTTCAT